GTTTAAAGGATTGACCCGACGTGTGGTGTTATTCCGACGACTGGTCTTTGCACTGATTAACGGCATATGTCGTCTTGTTTTGCGATAACGACCTCCTGGAGTAATATACTTTTTAACAAACGCGGAAATTTGAGATTTATTCTCGTTAATTAAAGGAATTATATTCTGATAATAAGATCTAAATTTTCCCTTTATGTCAACCAGTTTATCAATGGGAATCCATCTAATTTCTGCTTTTTCAAATATGGCTGTTTCTTTAAATATACGAGGGGGTAAATTACGCTGCAAAAAATTCTGGTTATTGTTGTAATATTTTATGAGAGAAGGATCATATTCCAACGGAAAAATATGAATGCGGTAACTATTATTCCAGTCTATATTATACGTTCCGTATCGTCTCATCATGTTTCTCAATTTTTCTTGACTTCCTAAAAAACCCGTGAGTTCTTCTGTTCCTTCTCTAATTGCAGTTTGAAGGTGAGTTTCGTTTTTTTCATTTCCTCCTGCAAAATCACTCCACCCCGGAGTATCATTGTTCTTTTGTTCTCTCCCGAACAAAAGATGTACTTTGCCGTTAATTAATGTTACTGGTAGAATTCCTGCGCCCATAAACTATTGTTATATTTTATTTGATTTTGTTTATTTGCTATATTTATATTTTGGAGAGATAATCCCTTGCCCACATGTAAAAAATATATCCAACGAGAGAACCGACTATAGACCCAACAAAACATTGCATAATTGTATGTTTATTATAATAAATGCGTTGTATAATAGTGATTATTGACATGAGAGAGAAAAAGGCGAGAACACATATATTTTTTGTTGCATTATACACATAAACAGTAGAATAGAGTGCCATCTGTGAATGGCCTGATGGCATTCCATACCAATTAAACGGTATAGGTTTATTCTGTTGTTTGAGTGCATTAAATTTATGAATATCTTTATTTGGACGAGGTTCCTGGATGATGTATTTTAAAATGATGTTTAATAGTGCATTTAAAATGTACCCCACAATAAAGACTGTCAAATATAGCTGTTTGGATAAAAGAAAGTAGAGAGAAACAGGAAATAAAATGTATGGACCGTAGAAACCGGTATAGTCTAATAACATGTTTCTTGTTATTACACTATAATTTTTTCCGAGAGTTTTAATATTGGTACAAGCATTCGCATATAAGAGTTACAGACCAATCACAGCCATTGAGATTCAATATGTTTCCTTTATCATCCAATAATTTTACTCTAAATCTGTCAATATTTACCGGACCAAAATAACTCCTTTTAAATGTTTGTAATGAACCGCTAATCTCAGTATACAAAGATCCGAGAGATTGTCCACCTTTTATAGGTATTAATGCCAATACATCTGTTGTTGTTGGAGCTTGAGGGCGAGAGTTGTATGTCTGATCACTTGTTTTTATAATTTCATTTATTGTGTATATCTGTGTTTGCGTTAGTGTTCTTGGTGCGCTCGGTAAAACTTGTGGATAAGAAGTAGATCCCACTATTTTATTTCCGTAAAATGCTTTCTCATTGGCAATTGTTGTAGCAGCTCCAAGAACACACGTATAAGGCATATCTTGCGAATAATACGATGGCATTTTTAAAGTCTTTGAAATCTCTGTTATTGAAACTAATCCATTGTGCAAGTGATTTTGATTGTAGTCGTCTATAACTAATATTAAATACCGAGGTCCGATCAAGTCCACAATGGCTTGTCCAGTAATTCCGCTGGGGGTTATAGTCTCAATATTAGACCGAAACCCCATGATCCATCCTAAAGATTGATTAATAAAAGAACCCTGGTTAACACAGGACGTTTCGCAAGTTAACTGGGAAGTAAAATCAAAAAAAGTAATATTCGTCGCTTCCGTAACAATAAATATTTCCGCACTGTTTATTGGATTTGTATAACGAGCACCGTATAAATTTATCGTTATTTTACCTGTTTGATTGTTATAGGAAACAGATGGCGACGGTAAAGATGTAAAACCAATCGCGGCCAATTTGGCTGATATAGCGGAGGTCAAATCGGCGGCACTATAATTACCAGGATCTATATTCACTAATACATTTATTCCACTTACTTTATCGCATATCCAGAAGCACGTCGTGTGATACGCTACATCTACATTATACCATGTTACTGGAATTTGAAAAGAGTAAAGTCGCAAAGATAGTACATCTTTCAGATGATCCGACAAATCTAAACTGTAATCTGTCGCTGGGTCGTCACTTTGACGAAATTGACTGTCTAAATTGATAAACCGTTCTGATATATTTTTCAGTGTCGGATTTAAAGAATCTTGCGCCACCGGGACATTAAAGCTATTATTTACTCCTAATTGATTTCGGTTCATTACATTGTGCTCGTTTTCTTCATATATACCAATCTCATTTTTTCTGTTTGTAATTTTCTCTCTTTGTGTGTCATTAGGTTGTTGTAAATATTCATTATTTATCCAATTTTGTGTAGTTTTTTCATTTTCTTCTTCTAAAAAATCCAATAATCTTTCTTGAATATCCTCAAAAAAAAGTCGCATATCTTCGTTCCCTTCTCTTGAAAACCGAGTAATATATGATCCAGTTTTTTGTTCTACCAATTCTGGTGTTGCATTGTCTTCCGTCAAATCTAATATAGCAAATAGATCCGGTATGGAATAATTATTCACGTCTGTATCCATTTACTCTAATAATACAATATTCTCTATGTTTCTTTTCGGTCTTGTTGTTCTTCCGGTGGTGCCTTTTTTTCAGCAAATATTGCAGGTTTGTAATGTTGTAGAAAGATCTGTTTTATTTCTTCTGATAAATTATGCTCTGAACAAACTGGATTCCTCTGGAGTTTGTCGGTTATTGCAGTGAAACCAATACCCCTTTTCAAATGCGTCTTTCCTTTAAACAATATGTTATCTAATATATCAACAATGTCAGAATTGTAATTTATTAATTGCTCTCGCGATAAACGATATTTGCCTTTGTAGACATATCTATTAAAAGTACACTCTTTATAGACATGATAATAATAGTCGGTTTCTATTTTATTTCTTATGATTCCGATCCCTTCAATCTTATTTGATGAATTATTCATTTCAACTATAAAACAGATATTGTTCGGACAAACCCAGTAAGCCATTTTTTGCGGAACCGGATATAAGCACATATGAGAGAATGTTTCTTTAAATTTTTTAGAACGATATTCCTCGTTTTCATTCCATGTTTCATTATTAAATCGCGTTGTTAAAAGGGGAATCATATTTATAGATTTTTAGATTTTTATCTTTTGTAGGACGAGAGAGAATTCTTGTCAATTTTTTTCATTATAATGCAAGTCCTTCTTCCATGATAGAGTATCTTTTATTACCAAGTATGTTGATATATAGGTCCCATGGAGTATAATTAACTTTTCCTTTGGAATTACCTTCGCAAAATAAATTGAGAATAGAAGGGCTATATCCAGACACCATAGATACCCTATTTTGATTGCTTAGAGAAGGAAAACCATTTGTAGATCTTAAATTCCAAAACAATATATGAGGCGGTTTACTCCCTGTTTTTTTGTAGAGAGATTCTATTTCATTGTACATTGTAGTCACTTGGCGGTGATTGTCTTTTTGAATTTGATGATCCGAAAATATGACAATGGTTAGATTTTCAATCATATCTGGTGGTAATTTATTTTCAATAATAGATTCCAATATAATCTCCAATGCTTCATAGAAATTTGTGGGACCTCCTAATTGAACTTGTGAAATGGCTTTTACATAGTCTGTAAAATTATCACAGTGTTCAAGATTTATCCAACATGGCTTTTGACCAAAGGTCAGAATTCGTTTTCCCAGTACTGAATTTTCAGCTACTCTTATACCAAGTGATATTGCAGCATGACAAGGCTCTCCATTCATAGATTCAGATACATCTATCATCGGAATCATATATTTCAAAGAAGGTGTAGTCGCTGAGCTATTTTTCCATTGCTGATTCAAAATATCATATTGCGTTTTTATATTATCCGATGATATATTCCCATGAGAAATCATATTTTGAATATTGAATGCTTCCCTTGTAAACTCATGCATTGAAACACGTTCTCCCTTGACATTAAAGTCTCCCATTTCAATACTATATTTTATATTATTAGCGCACTGCATGCGATCTTGTTGATCGCTTCTTATAGAACCAGTTTTTGTTAGATTCAACAATGACTCCCTCTGTTTCACCATTGTTAAAGACGTTATTTTTGAGTGATCAATCTCACACCAGCGTTCATGACATTGTTTAATTTGTATCGTATCCAAATTAGAGTTAAGCCTTGTTATTATTTTTCTCAGTTCCCGTTTGGATTTCATAAATGCCCGGACTTTTGCCCCAGAATTTTTGGCCGAAAGATGGTATTCAGGATAATAGTTTAACGCAAGTTCATCAAAAATCCACCCAAACTTCTTAGATTTTTCACGAGGAATCCATTTTGCAACAAGACTAATATTTTTTTCGTTATAAATATCATTTTTCAATTGAATACTCATAAGATCAATCGCAAACTGAATTAACGGATGATTTGGAGGAAGCCCTCGCGTCTTATAACAATAATTGCAAAAATATTTCATATCTTTCCAAGAACCATACGGATGATCTATTCCACAATCAACAAACCGATGCAATGCGTATAACGCCGCTTCTGGAAAATACTCATAAAATACAAAAATCATCATATAAGCCAACATATACTCTCCTTTACCATCAATTATATCCCGAGTATAAGAAATAGTTTTATACAATAACATGAGTAGTAGTTTGTAGGTTTCATTGTCTGTTTTTTCTATTTTTATTAAATCTTCCATCATAGTTCTCAAAATGTTTTCCAACATGTTTATACCATCCGAGTCTGTCCGGGTCATTTGAAATTGGAATTGCACGAATCTATTCTTAATGCAATGAGACCAGTCATATTGTAGATGACCCTTTTCTCCAATTGAAATAGTTTCTGAATCCATATAGGAATGTTAGTAATAAACCCTTTATATCACTTTATTTACATCGTCTACAGGCCGTTTATGTGTTTTTTTGTGTGGATGTGTTATGTATACGCGTTTTGTTTTATTTGAGTACAATTTATTTTCGTGAAATATTATGACAAGTTCATTAATATCATGAAAAAAAAGAATAGTATTATTGAATTGAATATCTTCAATCCT